CATGCGTTCATCCCATTTGTAATTATTAAACTCTTCAATGGTGGATTTTGACCGCCGTGTGATGTTTATTCGGTAACGTTTCATCACATCAATCCCATATTGGATGGAACCATTTGGTTTGGACACCGGCATCATTCGGAACCCGGCCCGGCGGAATTCCTCAATGGATTTTTTTTCGGATGAATCCGCAATGATTTGATTGGTTTTGTCAAACCCAATGTCATTCAAAAAATCAATGATTTCCGTGTTTAATTTTTCGTTGGTGTACAACAATTCATCCACCCACAATTGCCCATCACCTTTGTACACACCAACAATGGTTGTTGGGTCCGGATTCCATCCCCAATCCATCCCGTATGCAATCAAATCACAATGGTCCGGGATGCTATCAACCACCACCCAATTCCGAAAAACAAGGCCCTCAATTTTCCCGGTCATACCACGGGCATAAACTCGCCACAATTCCATGTCCCGGTTTTTCAAATCCTCAATTTTTTCACGGATTGAATCCGGCAAAAACGGGTTGTGTCGATGGTCGGAAATAATCAATTCCGCATTGGGCAACCCAATCAATTCATCATGCACCCAAAACCGGGCATTCGGGTTGTAATCAATGAACGTTTGTTTTTCCGTTCGGATGTATATTTCATCAAAAATTGATTTGGAAATCCCGTTCGCTTCATTAAAAAACGAATACATGCGTTTGCCGGATTTGGCATCTTGGCCATCATCAAACGATTTGAATTCCATGGTGGCCCCATTGATGAACGTATAGATTCGCTCGGTGGAATTGTACGATTGCACCCAACGTTGCAATTCCGGTGACGAATTCAAAATGTTTTGGGCATCCCTTAATGCGCCGGACTTTAAGTTCGGAATGTCTTGTCCAACAATGGTCACAACTTTATTGTTCCACTCCGGATTCATTTGAATGCATTTCAAAAACAGACATTGTAAAATTGAATAGGTTTTCCCCGATGATGTACCACCTTGGTTGATGACAATTTTGGCATCCGTTGAAAAATTACGTTCAAAAATTACCGATGTTTGAAACATCATTCAACGATTTGTGATTCATTCCCGGCCAATGGGATGTCCGATTGGACTACATCAATTGAAATGATTGGTTCCGGTGATGTGTTGATGGTGTCAATTGTTTCTTTTGGTTTGCCAAATACCCGGTCAAACAACACTTCCATCAAATGAACCGAACCCCGGTTCAAATCCCGTTCCATTTTTTTGGCAATCATTTTCATCCAAAACGGCACATCATCCCGTTCACCCAATTTGGTGATTTGGCCATGTGTCATGGTCAACAATGATTCAATGATTTCATGGCATTGTGATTTGGACAACCTCAAATTGAATTCATGGATGAACAAATCACCCACCACGTTTTCAATCTTTTTTGGCCTACCATTCCGGTTGATGTTTTCCGGATTTGCTTTGAACCCATGTTTGCCCCATTCGGGATGTTTTGGCCCGTTCATATTTCCCCCAATTGCTTCAATTTGTTTTCCGCCCATTTCAATGCTTCCATTCCACCCCACAACATGAATGAAATGTACCCACAATCATTTTCATCCGCACCTTTGTAATACGTTTTCGCACGGCTTAAATATGAATAAGTGCGTTTGATTGTGTCCACCGACACGTTTTCATTGTTTGCATATTGGGTTGCACGAATTTTCCCAACCATGGTGGCACATTTGTTTCCATTCTTTTCATTCAATTCAATCCCCCGTTTTGCGTTTTCACTCACTTTTTTTGGGTAGTCATTGAATGATTTTTCAAACTCTGCTTTTTTTACGGACAATGTTGAACACACCGCCAAACGTTGGATGTTGTCCCGGTACTCTTGTTTCATCACTTCATCACCCATGCACCTGGCAATGAAATCATTTTTTGATTCGTCTTGGTTTCTTTTTGGTAACGGCATTTTCGTTGGTGTTTATTTCGGTTGTGGATGGTGTTTCATTTGGTGTCAACATTTCAGCCATGGATTCCAAAATCGTTTTGGTCCGTTTCCGGTTTTCACATTCATACAATGACATAATTGTGATAAATGCGTCAACAATGCAACCGGTACAACCACCATTGATTTCCCGACCTTTTAATTCAAAAAAAATGGATTTGGTTAATTGGGTTTCATCTGCATCCAAACGGATGTTTCCAATTTGAACCCATGTCAAATACTTGTTGAACAACGTGGATGCGGAATTGTACAATTCATCGGTCCACACAATTGGTTTTTCTCTTATCATCGTTTCCAAATTTGTCGTTTTATGAAATATGCGTAGATAACTGAAATACCACCGGAACCAATTGACACCGGGATGGAAATGTTCAACGGCATCATGTCCCATGTGATTGCCATGGTGCCAAATATACCCAACCACCATGCCATGCAAACAAAACAATTGAATGGTTTGGTGCCAATGGAATTGCCCACATCGGTCAAATCCGTGATGGTCAATGCAATTGATGAACACCACACAGGCATCATCAACAAATAAAAAATTTCTATCATTTTTTCAATCTTCTTAAAATATCTTTTTTCAAATGTTCCCGTACTCTTTTGATGTTGGTGGACAATGTTTTGTAAGGCACCCCGGAAAATGATGCAAATTCACGGGTTGATTTGTAAAACATGGTCAAATGGATGATTTGCCGGTCAATTTCATTCATGGCATCAACTGATTCCAAAAATGCATCATGGTATTTTTCCCGTTCAATTTTTTCTTCCAATTCATTGTTTTCAATGGCATACAAACAAAACATGTCGAAATCCACCCGTTGCCATTTGTCCCGGTATTTTTTATCAAACAATTGCCGTTTGCCAAAATACGTGTTCCACATCAATTTTTGAATGTACCACCGGCATCCGCCGGAATTCCAAATGGAATCCAATGAATGGACCGGTTTTTCTAACAAAATTAGGGCAACCTCTTGGAACAAATCATCCGCATCCGATTTGGCCAAATTCCAACAATCATGTTTGAAACATTTGTTGTTCAAAAATTCATTCAAAACCGGATGCATGATGGTCAATCAAATGGGTTTGGTTCTGCTTTGTACCCGTGTTTTTCCAACGTGTTCAATGCATCGGTGGTTTGTTTTGGCAATGACCATTTGACATAGTGTGTTGCCCTTGATTTTTCATCCACTTGTTTCCGTGGTCCAACGTACAATTCAACATCGCCGTATTTGTTCACGGGCAAATTTTTGATGTCATCCAATTTAATTGAAACCCGGATGCCTTGGTATTGGTTTGACCAACCTTTACCCACAAATTTTTCATTTTCCATACTTATTTTTTTTTAAGTTTCTTAAATATAACCAACAACCGGCGAAAAAACAAAATCATGCACCAACAAATCTTCATTGCCACGTTGAACACGTTTTAACCCGTAATCCATCCAAATGCCCCCAATGACTTTTGGTGGTGCGCCCCGTTCGATGTGCCACCCATGTGAACCATCAATGAATTCATCTTTGTATGTCGATGTCCGGATATCCCATGTAAGGTTGTGCCGAACATGTGCAATTTTGCAAAAATGCGCCGATTCTTTCATGGTTGCCATGATGTACAATTCATGCACGTGTCCCATCCAAACCACATCCGCATTGTTCACCATGTTATTCATCCGCGAATGTTGAATGGTTCCTTTTGTCACCGGTCCACCACCGCCGAATCCATGCATGTATTTGATATTTGCCGTTTTGGACCGCCCGGCCTTTGTGACTTGCAAACACTCCCAACCACCATACCCACCCAATTGGATGGTTGAACCGGTTTGTTGGTTCATACCATCGACAAATCGTTTCAACAAATCAATTTCATTCCTTTTGATGACTGATGTTTCATGGTTGCCGTATGACATCCAAACGATGTGGTGGGCATATGGTTTCCACCATTCAATGGCCTCATCCACTACCAAATCAAAATAATTTGGGCCTTGATGTTCCGGCCTCAATTGGTCCTTTGATGCACGTTTGTCAAATTTGCCTTGCATGATGCAAAAGAAATCGCCATTGATGCGGATGGTTGCACCCATTTCCACCGCCATATCCAAATGTTTTTTGAGAATGTCCCGACGACATTTTGGGTTGTCAAAATGAATGTCCGAAATCAATAATGATTTGTACCGGTTTGATTTGTCCAAATTGATTTTGGTGGTGATGATGTTGGTTGTTTTATCCATGGTAACAAATGCACAAATTTCAGTATTTCACCCGGTTGATGAATTTTTCACGTTTAGCTTTGATGTATTCCCGGCATTCATCCGAAATTCGATTTGACAACAATGCGTGGTCAACATAGGGTTGCCAATTCTTTGAATGCAACCTTGAAATAAAAATCACATTGACTTCATCCCGTTCATTTCTCAATAAAATGTAAAACCGCATCATGTCATCATTTTGGTCACGTTTTTGGGAAATAGATTCAACCAATGATTTCAATTGTTTTTTGTAATTCCACAACCAATTGATGTATTTGGTTTCCTCACCACGTTGGAATCCATACGATGGGAAAATGTCAAATGGATGTATATGTTTTTTGCAATTCATGGTTTTCGGTATGGGACATAGATTGTCCGTGTCCCTTGCTTTTTGGCAACCAAAATTTGTTTTCGGTTGTGGGTTGATGAATAGGATATGTGAACCCATGCCGGGTTGGTGGAATTGCCGAACTCCCAAATGATTTGGTCAAATTCTGCCAATTGACATGCCGTATCAAATAACATGGCATTGGTCACTTTGATGCCGGAAATGTCCATTGCTTCGCCTTTGCAATGTTGTGATGTCTTTGAACCACCAATGGCCCGGTTCAAATCCGGACACCGGAAAAACGATGTGATGCGGATTGGCCCCAATTTTTCCCGTAATGGCTCGAAAATCTTTTCGGCCGTTGTTTTCATGGTTTCCACGATGGCATCCGATGGTGTGTTGTCAATGCCCAATCGGATGGCCGTGTTACTCTTTGTCGCTTCATCCCATGACACGTGTTTTGAAATGTTGTTCATATTTCGGTTATTTTTATTTTGTAAATGTTTTCAATCAATTTTTTTTTCAATTTGTACACCGGTGTTTTCATCCCTTTAACATCCTCAAAAACCATGGTGTTTGTCACCCGGTCAAAATATGCAAAATCACAAATGTATTTGAAAATCCGTTTGCCATCTAATTCATACGGCATGACAAATTGCAATTTCAAATCAACGATGTTTCCGGCCTTTTCCATCAACTTCAATTGACCATACCGGGTTGCTTCTTTTTTGCTATCAAATGCAATCCCATCAACAATTGTTTTTTGGTTGTTGTATTTTGACCGGACACCCTTAAACGTGGCTTCCTTTATTTGCCCATTTTCCGCCCCGTGGTTGGGTTTTGTTCTATCGGTTGGTGTCTTTGTATTGCCCATTATTTTTGATGCCTTAAAAATGAATTTCATTCAATCCCTCGGTGTTTGTCGAAATCATGATTTTGTTGCATCCATTCCATTCCGTATTCAATCCGGTTTGCATTTCCGAACCAATCATTGTTTTCACAATGGTTCCGAATTTCGATGTGAATGGCTTTTAATTCACGTTCGGTTTTGTGGACCTTGTTTCCCTCAAAATCGGTGATTTTAGTGATTTCAATTTGTT